CGAACATCCTACACATGGAACTGTAAATGGTACTTTAATTGGTTCCCATCCAACACAACAACTGCATAGAATTGAAACAGATGATGGTGAAAAACATGTTCATGATGGACCTTTATATCCTCCTTTACCTGAACATGAAATGTCTCATAGAAAATTACCACCAAGACCTATTGAAGCAATGGTAGGTAAAAATTATAATGAACAATTTGATTTATTTGAGAAAGCAATGAGTGTTGCTCAGCAGAAATTGATGGCAATTGCTCTACGTTATAAAAGAGATCCTGAATCAGTTCCAGATGCATCTGATTCGGTAAAAAAGTTAGCTGATTCGATGTCAGAAAAACAATTACGTGATTTTGCAGAAACCAAACACAAAGGTTTGCCAAAAAAGGTTGAAGATTAATGGCTAATTCTATTATTCATAACAGAAAAAATTTATCTGTTTCATTACATGCAGATGCTAATACTACATGGACAATAGCAGGTAATAGTTCTGTATCAGATATTGCTACAGGTGATGAAGTTTTAACAGGTGCATCTATCAAACAAGTTTGGTTTGGTAGTTCATCTGGTAATGGTATGTATTGGGTAGTTAAAAGAGGAGCCAATACTATTGGTGTCTATGATTCTACTGGATGGAAAGATTATGCTGGTAATGGAAACATGATCAATAAGGATTCAGATGGGTCATTAGTTGTTGAATTGAATAATCCTGCTGGTGGTAGTGCATATATCATGATTGAATTACAAAAAGAAGGCACATTTGACAAAACATACTAAGAGGAAATAGTTACATGAAACTCATTTTAGAGCTTCAAGAGGATATCAGTTGTATCACTGAAGAAAAAGAAGATGGCAAGAAGAACCTTTTCATTGAAGGGGTTTTCATGCAATATGATACACCTAATCGTAATGGACGAATTTATTCTAAACCAATTATGGAAAAAGAAGTAAATCGTTATATGAATGAGGTAGTGAACCAAAAGAGAGCTTATGGTGAACTAAATCATCCACAAGGACCACAGATCAATCTTGACCGTGTTTCTCATATAATTGAGACTCTAGAAATGAGTAATGGTGGTAAAGTCTACGGTAAAGCTAGAATTGTAGAAACACCTATGGGTAATATCGCAAAAGGATTACTTGAAGGTGGAGCAAATCTAGGTGTATCCACAAGAGGTCTTGGTTCTTTGAAAGAAGGTAAGAATGGAATTATGGAAGTACAAGAGGATTTCCGTCTTGTAACAGCAGCAGATATTGTTGCTGATCCATCTGCACCACAAGCATTTGTAAAAGGTATTATGGAAAATGCTGAATGGGTATATTGTGAAAAGACAGGTGAATGGGTTGAAGAAGCTAAAAAAGAAATGAAAAAACTTTCTAAAACTCAATTAGAAGAACAAATGCTTTCATACTTCGATAAGTATTTAAAAACACTATAATTATAAATATTAATTAAAAATACCAAGGAGAACCACTCAATGGATTATAAAGAAGATCACAAGAAAGGTGATACCGTAGAATGTAATATTGGCGATGACAAGCAAATGTGCACCTACGTTCGACATGATAATAAATCAGGAAAATGTGTAGTAAAAACACAGGAAGGCAAAATGGTAAAATTAGATCCAAAAGACGTCATGAAAGTTGATGACGACAAAGAGGAAATGAAAGAAGAAACTGCAGCAGCAGAAACTCTTGATACCAAACCATCCTATGCAGCTGATTCATCTAAGACTGCAATGATGTCTACAATGGTCAATGCAATGGCTGGAATGAATCAACAAGATCTTTCACATTTTCTAACTCAAGCTCTAGACCTAATCGGTAAAGAAGCAGAAAATATTCCCGATGATGCAGCAGATAATAATCGTGCATCAGTAGCAATGAAAGGTGATGCAAAAGCAGCTATGTTACCTTTCAATCAAGCAGTAAAAGAAGATGTCTCAGAACTTTTTGGTTCTGAAGAATTATCAGAAGCATTTCAAGAAAAGGCAGCAACATTATTCGAAGCTGCTGTACATGCAAGAGTTAATCAACATCTTGTAGAACTTGAAGAACAGTTTGAACTGAAGTTAGAAGAACAGTATGAAGAACTTACAGAACAGCTCACTGAACAGCTAGATGATTATGTATCTTATGTAGCTGAAGAATGGGCAAAAGAAAATGAAGTCGCCATTGAATCTTCTCTAAAAAATGAATTCAGTGAAAGCTTCATTTATGGTCTTCGCAACCTATTTGAACAACACTATGTACAGTTCCCTGAAGAACAAACTGATGTTGTTTCAGCACTTGCGGAGAAAGTTGAAGAACTAGAAAATGAATTAAATGAGCAAGTGAATGCTAACATTGAATTGGTTGAAATGCTTCAAGATCAAACTAAAGAAGATATTTTCGATGAAGTTTCTGAAGGTCTTGCACTTACTCAGGTTGATAAGTTTCGCACATTAGCTGAAAGTGTTGATTCCGATATGGATGATGAAACATATCGTCGTAAACTTGAAATCATTAAAGAAAATTATTTCGGTATTCAAGCCCAACCATCAACACTCTATGAAGAAGTGGAAATTGAAGAAGAAGCAGAAAAACCATCCTTCTCAACTCCACATATCGCTAATTATGCTAAAGCAATCTCAAAAACTACAAAAAGATAAATAATAATAACCCAAAAAAACATTAGGGAGAACTTAAGAAATGTTAACAGAAAATCTTGTAGAAAAGTGGAAACCAATTCTAGAACATGAAGATCTTTCACCAATTAAAGACCTTCATAAGCGTAACGTAACTGCAGCAATTCTCGAAAATACTGAAACAGCTCTTCGTGAAAATGCAGCTTACTCAAACCAATTCCTAGTTGAAACACCCGTCAACGCAATGGCAGCTTCTTCTTCAACTGCTAGTGATGGTTCAGTTGATATCTTTGACCCCGTACTTATTTCTCTAGTACGTCGTGCAATGCCAAACCTAATTGCATATGATATCTGCGGTGTTCAGCCAATGACTGGTCCAACAGGTCTCATTTTCGCAATGAGAGCACGTTATGCTAACCAGACACATACCGAAACCTTCTATAATGAAGTTAATACTGCATTCGCTACTGTTGCTGGTGATGCAAATACACTCGGTGATAAGCATGTTGGTTCTACTCCAGGTAACACAACTCAAACTTCAAACCTAGCCGAATCAGGTCTATATAACTTCGCTGATGGTATGACAACTACAGTTGCTGAACAACTCGGTAACTCAACAGTTGCATTCCCTGAAATGGCTTTCTCAATTGAAAAAGTTGCCGTTACTGCTAAGTCACGTGCACTCAAAGCAGAATACACCATGGAACTAGCACAAGACCTAAAAGCAGTTCATGGTCTAGATGCTGAAACTGAACTAGCAAATATTCTTTCTTCTGAAATCCTTGCTGAAATTAACCGTGAAATTGTTCGTACAATCTACGTAACTGCATCACAAGGTGCTACAACTGGTACAACTACTTCTGGTATCTTCGATCTAGACACCGACTCAAATGGTCGTTGGTCTGTTGAGAAGTTCAAAGGTCTAATGTTCCAGGTTGAAAGAGAATCCAATAAAATTGCAAAAGATACACGTAGAGGGAAAGGTAATGTTCTTATCTGTTCTTCTGATGTGGCTTCTGCTCTTCAGATGGCTGGTATTCTCGATTATGCTCCTGCACTCAATGCAAACCAACTCAATGTAGATGATACAGGTAACACCTTCGCTGGTGTTCTCAATGGTCGTATGAGAGTTTACATTGACCCATATGCAACAGGTGAAAACTATATGGTTGTTGGTTACAAAGGTTCAGGTCCATTCGATGCTGGTCTGTTCTATTGTCCATATGTTCCACTCCAGATGGTTCGTGCAGTGGATCAGGATCAGTTCCATCCAAAGATTGGCTTCAAAACACGTTATGGTGTTGTTGCTAACCCATTCGCAGAAGGTGCAAATGCAGGTGCAGGTGCACTAACTAAAGATTCTAATGTTTATTATCGTAGAGTTCTCGTGACCAACCTCATGTGAGGTATCACATTTGTGATAACAATAATAATAAAAAACAAGAACTTAGGGAGGCTTCGGCCTCCCTTTTTTTATAAATAGAAATAGGACTCGCGGTGCAGGAACACCCAGTCCTTCTAAATCTAACATAGGAGAGATTCAGCTATGACTATTTATGAAGAAAAATATGGATTTGTTTATATTTGGTATGATGCCAAACATAAAAGATATTATATTGGTTCACATTGGGGAACTGAAGATGATGGATATATTTGTTCGTCAAGACTAATGCGTCAGGCATATAATAGAAGACAAAAAGACTTCAAAAGACGTATCATCGAAAGAATATACACTAACAGAAAAGATTTGTTACTTGCCGAAGAACGTTGGTTAAGTATGATTGATCCAGAAAAAACCACGTCTAAAAATACTACTCTCGAAGAACGTAAAAATGTTCGTTATTATAATATAAATCTCGGAACTCAAAATCATTGGTGGTCTGACACTGATACCAGATTAACAATCGGTGAAAAGATTTCCAAAGCAAAAACTGGTGTATCTACAGGACCTTGCTCAGAAGAAACTAAAGCTAAAATTTCTAAGTCTAATTCTGGAAAAGTTAGAACACCTGAAATGAAAGAAGTTCAACGTCAGAAAAAACTTGGAAAAAAAAGAACTGAAGAAGCAAAACGTAAGACTTCTGAATCTCTTAGGAAACACTGGGAAGAAGGTCGAAAGAACGGAACTAGATCTGTTGCAAAATCAAAACCAAAAACTATGTCTCCACAAGAACAGGCAAAACAATCGTCATCAAGATTGAAAGAGTTATGGTCAGATCCAATATGGGCAGCAAATCAACGTAAACGATTATCTGAAGGTGCAAAAAAGAGACCACCAAGAACAGAAGAATCTAAACGTAAAGCTCGTGATGCTCAACTTGGCAAGCCAAAAAAAAGAAAAATAGGTTTGTATAAATAGATTTAGGTATTGCGTATTAGAGGGACTTCGGTCCCTCTTCTAAAATATTCCCAATAATAATAAATATAAACACGGGAATAAACTATAGGAGACTTCGGTCTCCTTTTTTTAAATGGAGATATAAAATGAATGAAGGTTTTGTTAGAAATAAATGAGTTGCATATATGTCATAGGTCCTGAAAATGGTCCCTATAAGATAGGTATCACAAAAGATATAAATAGAAGAATTAAATCTATACAAACAGG